TTTAATTGCATAATAATTAGAGGTGTTATTATAAGTTCCACCATACTGCATCGAGTGTTGGTAGCCTCTCCAGTTAGTATCAGTAGATTCACGACCACCTATGACACATTCAATCCAATAAAATCTATGATTATCAGCAGTTAATGTCGCGGTTGTATATGCTCCAGTTCCCCCAGTCTCTGTATCATTTAATTCTTTAAAAGCATTGACGGACATGTTCTGACTTGTACCATCTGGGTCAAAATGTGCTTGGAATACCATTTTCATTGGAGTTGTTGCGGGAACACTTAAGCTCGTAAACTCTTTAACAACAGCAGAGGCTGTACCACCAGTAGTCGATATAGTAGTACCTACATCTGACGCTATTAGTTCCCACTGACCACCACCTGACGCAGCAGCCCATTGTGGTGCTGATGTAGTTCCTTGACTCGTAAATACTGTACCAGATGCACCGAAAGCTAACTCAGTAACATCACCACTACTATCGACATATATAGACCTATTAGCAGTACCATTAATAGCGGTAAGTGCGGGGACTCCAGATAGTGTCGTACCACCAGCTGTAGCTGTACCTGTGATTATTGCATTACCAAATATGTATGCATCACCGTCTTCATCTACCATGAATTTTGTAAGGTCTGACCCGCCAGTCTTAGCACGTACAGAGAAGATGTTTCCATCTGACGTAATATTTCCTACAGTGTCTGACCCATCATGCTCTGCTGCATAGAGATTAATTAGACCTACGCCTGATGTACTTTTAGTTGTATCTGCAGTACCACCAAAAGATTTTATTACTGTTGGAGTAGTTAATGCATCATCTTGTGCAATGGAGGTTATTTGTAAACCACCTAGTGTAGCATGAGTCTTTTGAAAGGCTGCATAGGTATCTGTTTCAGAACCTAAAGTCGTTAATCCGTGTCCAACATCACTCGACTTAAATGCAAGTATTTCATTATCATTTGCGCCTTGGTTAATTGTCACACCGATAGTGCTCTTAGCATTAGCAGTTTCATTTACGTATAGGGTATCAGATAAGGAAACTACACCTGCATTTGTCATGGTTGCTTGACCAGACATAGTTACCCATGCACTAGACCCCGCTGACGTACCACCTACAAGCAGTTGTGTAGTAGTAGCCGTATCATCACCAATACCTACCTTTTTTTGCAGTTCTTTAATTGCAGCGTTTTGGTTGTTTTGATGAGCAGCCGAAACGGTATCTACATTGTCTGCAAGTGTCTCATCTAAGTTAGTATTGGTATCTAACGCGGCTGGGTATGCTGTTGTTCCTGCCATTCCCTCTCCTCTAGGCTAATCGCCTTCTTCTTATTCTTCTGTATATATTCTGAATCTCTACAGCAGAGTATTTAAACTTACCGTATAAATTACCAGAACCACCGTACTGTTCTTCACTGCCGACATTACCGGCAGCAATTCCTACGTTACCAGCGCCTGTCGTAAGACCAGCCATTATACTCTAAATGTCCCTGTTACTGAAAACGTAAACGAAGCATCATCTGTACCAGCATCTGTCACTGTCCACTTGATACGGAGTGCATCACCCCATGCAAGGTCAGCAACTGAACCAGCCGTCAGTGCTCCATCATTAATTGTTCCAGACGTTTCACCGCCTGTAGCACCGGGATATACATCAGCACGATACTTCTTTGCACCCCCGTTACCTAAGACTTCTGCGAAGGATATAATATCCATCCAGTCTCCGTTAGGCATTTCTCGCTGAATAAATACAGCAAGTTTGTCGCCTACATCTGTGGCTGCGGCTGTAACATCAAGCATGAAGTAAGCACTCGTATATGGAGCAAGTCCTTTCACAGTTGTTGTATCAGCAGCAGTTCGTGCAGCAGACGATACTAAAGTTAAGTTGTCCATATAGGGCATAGAATTTTGTAAATTGTGCCCATAAGATACTCCACCTGACATTTTCCACTTCCTTTATAGTAGAAGGGGGGAACTTAATCCCCCCTAACTAGCTATACTAAACTCTCATATGAAAGATCATCGTTGTATACGCAGCGTGAGTCCCATGTGAGGACTGCACGTCAACTTGAACTACGTCACCTTTTGTAAAATAGGTTTCATCAGATGCAGCTATTGCTGTACCAAACTCACCTGTAGATTCCGCAGTTAGTGTTAGCGTAGAGTACGCAGCAGTCGTGGCGTTAATAAGTCGTATTACTGTATCAGTGCCACCAGACTTCCCCCCGACAAAATAATCATACATATCTATGTACCCAGAAGCAGGAGCAGAGAAGGCAGCGACCACACCAGTGGTGAGATCACCCATTCCCTCATCTTCTGCTAAGTTTCCGGGAATGTGTATTCCTATCGGTAATCGAAAGTGATCATCAACTTTGGGCATAGTATGACCAAAGAACCGATATGATTCTGCAGTGTTACCCATTTATATCACCTCCTCCTTTAACTTAAGGTTGTACTTAGACCGTAGATCCAGCCATGAGCCTTATCTGCGTTTCGTACTTCCATTGTGTACTCACCAGTAATAGCAGCAATCTGTCGGTCGCCGTCTACTGGGACTGGTGTGGTGAAGAATGAACGGTCGTTGCCGTTACCCTTTAGTGCACCAATTCCGATATACTCTCTTTGAAGTATAATCAAATCTGAGGGTTGTACGTAGCGATCAAGAACAATGTCTAGGTCACCAAACTCAGACTCGTAAGTACCTACAATTACACCGAGTGCACTTTCCATTCGGTCAGTCCGTACATACGGGCTAGCGAAAGAAGAAAGAACTCGTTTCTGTGTTGCGTTTACTAGAATCGTGTCTGGCTTTCCACCATCATTCCAGATGTTTTGTAGTTCATCTACAAGAAGCTTCTCAGTCAGTTTGGCTGAAGAAGCATCTGTTGAGTTCGCGCTTGTACCGGTTTTAATAAACCCGTAAAGCCCACCCATTCTTCGTGCTGTTTGTGCAGCATTAGCCGAAGGAACGTCATTCCTGATACCGTAGTGAGCAGCTCTTTCAAGCTTAATTACGATTTCTTGGAACTTCTTAGCAAACTCTCTATCAAACTCATTAGTAATACCAAACTTCTCAATTGACTCTGAAGTACCAGAAACTGATACTGCATCGTGAAAGATTTGAGTGTAATTACTATCTGTGCCTAGTGCAGTTGAATTATAGACCGTAGAGAAGGTCGCACCATCTGCTTGTAGGTTACCGAGATTATAGATAGTCTGACCAGATACGTTAACATCTAGTCCGTGACCACCATCTTCAGTCTCGTCTGCTGCAGCAATAGTTAGTGTACCTCCAGAGGTACTCATTGCTGTAACAACACCATAAGTTCGTGCTACGTTACCAACTGCAATCAAGTCACCTATCTTAAAGTAATTAACTGAAGTTGTTCCAACTGTTAATGTTTCACCACCTGATCCATCTGAACCAGTTAGTAAAACTTGTGAAGGGATCAATTCATCACTCTGCCATGTATGTGTTGTATTAAGACACGGGTACGCTAGTGAATCAGCACCTGCTACTGCAGATCCTGCTTCATCACCCATGCCTAACATGGAAAGTAATGGAATGTCCCTTGGGTCGATTGCATCAATAAATTCTGATACATTCTGTTTCTGGGTATAAGCACCGCTATCAAAGATAGACCTCATACCACCGGCGGCACCATCTGTGCCGGTAAATGCCGTTACCATTTAGGTTTCCTCCAAATATTTATTGGAGTCCAAAGCTTCTCTTGTAAGAAAGTATTTCCCCTTGAAGTGCAACAGCCACTGCGAGTTTCCGTCCCTTTCGGGCCTGTTCGTATCTTTCCTCCAGCTCAATTAGCCCTGCGTTGACACTATCAGTGCCGTCGCGCCTACTCGTTGAGGCAGTTTCAGATCCACGCGATGTTCCCGGTGTACGGGAAGCTTCTTCTTGTGCAGGAATCTCTGCCTCCCTAGTAGGTGTGACTGCGGAAAGTAACTCTTCTTTTAATGCGCTCATTCTACTGTCTAGTTTAGAATCTTGCGCTCTTTTATTTAAGTCACCAGCCATACGCCAAACTTCTTGGGGAGTTGCAGCAGAAGATAATGCACTAGGGTCAACATCAGTAAATGTAGCTACTGCTTGCTGAATAGTATTTTGTAGAACTTGTTGGCGATTAACCTGTTCTGCCCTACGATCTTCTTCAGCTTGTGCAACAACTTGTTCACGTTGTCGTCTTTCTTCAAGAACCGTTTTGGCTCCATCTGTGTCATCGACCTCGATTAATCTTTCTTCAAGAATATTGATAGCGCCATCTTTCGATTTAAGCTGCTCGTCATAATAAGATTGTAATCCCGTGTACCACTCTTGGTATTTACCTTCAAGGTCACGTTCTTGTTCCCCCATCTTACGAGCCATATCACCAACTCTTGAGTTCAAGTCTTTCTTCTCGGCCTCTAGTTCTGCGATTTTGGTCTGCATGTCATCTGATGACAGATTGGGATTTTGATCAAGTGAGTCCGCAGACTGCTCTACAACATCCTCTGTTTCGTTAGTCATACTAATCCTCCATTCATATTTATTATAACACTTTTGTCAAGTTTATGCAAGCACTAGTCTCTATACTTTGCAATTCTTGGTGTTCTAGATGGGTATTTAAACGTTGCAGACCTTGCTCCATAACTAGATCCTGCTCCCCCTAGAAGTGTTTTAGTTTGATATATTAACTTCAGTGCCTGTAACCATTCATTAAATGAGTAGTTTGCACCAATTGGAAATGTCTTATACATTGCTCGTAACATTCTTTCTTGATTCTTTGTTAAAGGTTTACCAGCAAATCCACCTATAATAGCTTGTTCTAACTCATCATCATGGAATACCATATTAATATGTCGAGTAAGCTCAGCCCATGTAGGAAGACCTCCTGCACCGCTACTGGAAGGATTAGCTATTTTACTCTTCGTAGCACTAGGTCTTTCAAAAGAAGTAGTTGGTAATGCATTCTTAATCTGTCGTCTATTGATAGGCTGTATGCCGGTCGCTAATGCCACTATAGAAGCAAGTGCATCAACATATTGATAGGTGGCTATCTTACTATCTTCATTTGCTATCCCACTTGAATTAGTATTAGCTAACAATGTTCTCACTTGTCTATTGTCTACTAGCTCTGGGAAAAGACCTATCAATCTAGGGAACATACTTTCCCACATATCTATAATATCTTCTCGACTACCTATACCGTTTCTTGCAAATGTTTCAAAGATGTAGTCTGCAGGTATAGGAACATCTGAACTTCCATAATAGCGAGAGACTATAGAAGCTTTAATGTTTGCTCCTTCATTTGAGAGTACGGGGTTCTGCCCCATATCAAACAGCTGATACTTTCTAGAAATATTTAAAGCGTTCTTACCTGTAGAGGGGAACCCGCCAGAGGCATTGGCCGCCTCAGGAGATGAGCTAGAAAAGTCTAATCGTGCAGGGGTATCCACATCACTTTGTGATGGAAGCTCCAAACTATTACGCTTCTCCTGTACAACTCCAAGAGACCAGCCAGTTGGATGTCTCTCTTCATTAAGCTTCTTTACATACTCTGCTTCATCCCACATTTTCTTATCCTGTAGTTGCTTAACAGTTGCAAAAGAAACTATTTGTGATTCAGCATCCTTTACAAAGTACTTATAGTAGTTAAGATGTGCGGGGTTATCAATTGGATTTAACTTTAAGTAAATGTTATTCTCTCGTGCAAACGCAAGCTCACGATGTACGGCATATGCTTGATTAAACTCATCTATGGTCTGCTGGTTATGTATAGTCTTTTCTTGATTAGGTGCCCAAAAGTGTGTCTGATCCTTGACAGGAGTTTCTAAACTTATCTGTGTTTGTAGTACAGTTTTTTTCTCTTCCCACTGACCATCTTTCATATCTTGAAAAGTAATATTATCAACAGTTTTTAATCTCTTGTCAATCTGAGAAATGAGTTCAGACTCACTGTAGTCTTGTCGCTGCATCCATATCTGACCATACTCATTTTCATTTAACCAAGCTAATACGTCTGTTCGTGTAGGTGGTTTCCAATTCATTCTAAGATATTCGTTATGTTTAGAAACTGCCACTATATCTTGGTTAAATCCTTGTAACTCGTATGTGTCACTTATCTGATCCATAACACTACGCATAACCTTTTCGATTGCAGTATCTACTATTTGGTCTAAGTCAGCTGTGCTAGCTTCGTACATTTTATAAAGTCTAAATTGTTCAGGGTCTTTTTCTTGTATACCCTTTTCCCACTTTTCGACATCTTTATAATACTGAGGCCAATTAGTCGCATTAGTTCCCCTAACAGTGTAGATTTCTCTAAATTCATCTGAGAATAATCTTGGGATAGTTGTATACCGTTCTTTCTTTAAGAACTGTACATAGCTTTCTAACTGCCATGCATTAAACATGTCAACAGTAATGAATTCTTTTTTATACTTTACACCACTTCTTTCAAACTTCTCTTCTAGAATTTCATCTATAACTGACTCAACGTCTTCTCGTTTAACTGTCTTATAGACTCCATTTGGAAATAGGTTATCTAATACACTCTCTATTTTCTGAACACCTGCTAAAGGATTATCCCCAAAGAGTGTCATAAACATATCATCTCGTATAAGATTTTCTTGCATAAGCTCGTAAAATAGTTTTGAATCTCCAAAGGACCTTTTATCTATTGAAAAGTTTGCAGCTGGATCTCCATAAGAAGAGTCGTCTAACCCACCTGTGTTTACTCCTGTTGCTTCAAATATTCTTTTACTTCCTTCAAGAATACGCATCCTTCGTTTTTCTTGTGCAAGCGTTCTAGCTTTCCAAAAGTCTTCATTAGGAGCAGCAGCCTCTGTAAGTCCTAGTGAATTATACAAAGACTCTTGTTCACCATCAGGAGAAGAAGGTACAGGTACTCGTTCGCCGGGAATTTGTGACAACTCAATTTCATAAAGAGTGTTAGCTTCTTCTAGTAATGCATACTTCATAGTGGTTGCTTGAGCTGTTTTAATTGGGTCTGATTCATACTTTTTATTATTTAACCAGTTTCTAACCCATGGACTCTTATTAAAGTACTCTTGATATGCTTTACTTTTCTGTCCTTTAGTCAAAGAACGATCCTGTACTATCTCGTAATATTTACTCATTACATCAGATGCATTAATCATTCGACCAGTTTCAGGATCTTTAACTCTTTGATGTGCAATATTTAATGGAGCACCAGATAATATAGATGTGGCATCTCTTATAGATCTAAACGTAGCGGCTTCTCTAACTATCTTAGAGTGTATGTCTGATACAGGTCCTGCATTTATTGTCTTACCAGTTACAGGATTAGTCATCTTACCAACAGAACTTAACTCGTGCCCAAAGACTTCTCCCATAGCACTTCCCACTGTATGTAAAAGGGGAACATTAATGATAGGATTTTGTTTATTACGGCTCCATGCATCCCAAGCGATCAGCAATCGTTGTAGTTCTGGATTCTGCTCAGGGTCTGATCCGTATCGGTTACCATCATCATCTGTTGCTGTCATAATAATATTTAGTGCAGCATTTGCGTATTGCCAATCTATCTCTCGTATATCTCTGTTTGTTCTAATAAGCTGTGTCTTATGGTGTGTTCCTGTTAATGCAGAAGCTAAGCCTAATAGAGTATCCGTAGGCCGTGTTAAAGAACCAATAGTTTTCTCAAGTACGTCAGTCTCTTCTCCAAAAGGCTTTTCTATTAGTCCCGTTTCTCCAAGAATAGAAACTCCTGCAGTAAAGATAGGGTTAATAGGTAACATAAGTTTACCACTGTACATATCTATCGCTTTACCAGTAGCACTAAAGTTCTCCCAATTCTTAAGAGGGTCCTCTCCTTCACGGGGTGTACGTCCTCCTGATGGATAATAATCAAACATATCATTCCAAAAGAGAAACGAGTTTACGTTTAATGTTGAGTTTGTAGAGTACTTCTCTGCAGTAGAAACCCAACCTCCGGGATCTATCCCCATCGCTTTTGACATACCAAAGAAGGGTTGTAATGCTTGTCCGATAGGCAAGTCTCTTTCAGCCCATGAAGATGTTTCACTGTCCCTGTTAATAGCAGTCATAGTCTGTAACATCTGACTAGCTTTATTTAAGAACTGTGGATTTTCTGCTATATGTGCAGCGAGTTTGGCAGTAGTTCGTGTCTGCCAAATATGCCATGGACCTAACCAACGTATCATGTAGTCAATGTTGTTTGTGTTATTGTAGTCGTGTAGTATCCAGTCAGCTTGTGCGACTCCAAGTTTTCTAGAGACTCTTCGCAGTTTATTCGATTGTTCAGCAGCAGCTTCCATAAAGTCTTGTAAGCGTAAGCCAATTTCCTCAGGAACAACTCTACCTGCTAGAGGGTTATCTATGATAGTCTTGCCACCACGAGTAGCTAATCTTTGCTCCTCAAATATTCTTTGTTGAGCGATAAACTCTTCAAGAGCGTCTTCAAGTCTATATTTAGGATTACCATATATAGGCCAGCCTTTTTCCCACTGGTCTTCCATATAGTGAGCAAGACGAAGTAATGCACGTCTTCGTATGTTCCTTTCGGCATTCTGCTTTACACGATCTCCAGCCTCTGTAATTATCTTCCCATCTTTATTTCTAACAACTTTAGTAGACTTTGTAACTATCCCCATAATTCCTTTGTATTCTTTTGAATTAGAATCTTTTAAGTTCTGTACTTCATCTAGTACTTTCTTTAATTCTGCCTGTGCAAAAGATGGGTCGTGTCCTTTAGCCCCAGAAGAACCAGACCATGATACTTGGTATCCTGTCCAGTTATGGTCTCCCCGTGTGTACATTCCTACAGACTTACCTATTCTTGTTTTATGCTTTGCCATATCTTTTTTGTATTTAATAAGAGGCTTCATAGCTTCTACAATTTCTGCTTCAGTAGCGTCTTCTCTAACAAAGACTGCAAGTCGCCTACCATCTACTCCCCAAGAATCATCTGTAATTACAGGCATGTACCCTTCAGGAGCACCTTGCATAAATACACGTCCGTGTACCCCTTGAGGAGGAATCTCTATATCTTCTAATTTAAGAGGGTCTACTTTAGCTGCAGGGGCCATTCCATAGTTAGCAGGAAGTACTGCTTCATCTCCTTGAAAGACAAAGTTACGATTACCTTCTTTAGTCATTTCAGGCAGCCGCCATGGGTCAGATCCAATAGGTATATCCTTCTGCCTATTAAACTCTATTTGAGCAGGGCTTAATATATTAGCTCTTGTTTCTTGTGCACCTTCTAGACCTGCAGTTTGTCCTCTAGGAATAATTCTACTTACTATTGGAATAGAAAATGTGTGTTTGCTTTCTTTATCTGTACCAGCTAGTATCTTTTGCTCCAACCTAAAGTTAAACGCATCTGCCTCTGTTGTTCTAATTTTAGGCACTCCCCAGTAATTTATGTGGTTTATCCAGTTCTCTTTATCAATAAAGTGTTCTGGAGTAAGTAACTCTGGAGGAAAGTTTTTAAGACGATCTGCTATACTATTGATATACGGAACATCTAGCTCAGCGTCTAAGTATAAATTAGACCACTCAACTGTTTGCCTTCTTTGCCAATCATCTATTCGATCTAAGAAGTTTGCTGAAAAGGATTCTTGAGGAATACCTTTTGCAATATCTTCATTAAGTCGTTGATGTAGTCTATGCAGTACTGCAAGAGTAGGACCAGTCTTAGCTAAGTTTGATTCATAGTTACCTATTTGATCATGCCAAACGTCAAGCCCATTAGCTGCTGAAGTACTTCGTCCATTTTTACGCAAGTCTAGTGGCCGTGTCTCTATTCCTAGCTCTTCAGCTAATCTGTTATAATTAGATATTTGTGTCTGTACAAATCCTTCAAAAGTTTTACTAGAATCGGCTGGGTCTACTCGTCTAGCTCCTTGAAAAGATTCAATAATAGTTTCAACAAGTTCATCACTTCTTTTCTTCGCCTCATTTATACTACCAACTTGACCAAACCTATCTGTAAGTCTGAGAATATTTTGAATAGCACTTTGACTTGCTGAAGTTAATTCTCGTTCAAAGTCTCTGATCTTATATAAGTCAGCCATTTCAAGAGAACGCCTAGTAGCACGATCAGCTAGTATATCTAAAGCTTGCCCAAGTTCCCCCATCTTTGCTTCTGCTTGCTCAGGAGTAAGTACAGGTGTTCTTTCAAAACCACGACCGCGACTAGGCACACCCCTCCCCAACGGACGGCCAGCTTCTATTGAAACATAACCAGAACGTACTCCGGGTGCATCTATTGCTCCCCAAATTAATCCTTCATCAATTAGGCGTATTAATCCTTTGTTTACTTCAGCGTTACTCCACAAGTATTTGTACTCTTTAAACCACTGATCTCTAATTTTTTGTGGGTCTAATAATCGTTTTACTCCATCGTTACTAAATTCAATAACATCTAGTAATGTCTGGTGTAGTACGCGTTCTCTATATTCTGGAGGTTGTCGTATCCATACAGCCTCATCTACTTCATTTCGCATAATCCGACCAGCTCTGTCTACAGAACGATTACCAATACTCTGATCAAAAGCTGGTGTTAACTCATCAGGTCTTTGGCGTATCGCCATCTCGTCTAAGTCAGATTGAACAAGCTGTTCTTTCTTAGACGGTTTCATTGTCATAGGTATTTCTAGTCTTTTTTCTAGTCTTTCTGCAACTCGTCTTCTATTATCTATATGCTTTAAACTAAGTCTAGGTTGATTTTGTACAAGATCTTGTTTGATTTCTTGTACTAGCCTACGAGCAGTTTCTACTGCACCTTGTTCTGCGTCAGTAAGAGGATCTGCAAACTCATCTAATACTGGTGATCCTGAAGGATTAAGACTTGGACTTTGTAATCCAACCACTGTAGGGGGAGCAGTGGGTTTTCGTGTTGTTGTTGCTGCTTCTCTGATAAGGTTCTCTATCATTTCAAAAGCATGTACACTGTTTTCATGTTCTGAATCTCTCATCCAGTCCATATTAGGTTGTATAGGTAACCAGCCTATATTTTCTCCTTGGTACCAATCATACTCAGATACTTCAAAGCCTTTGTGGGGAACGATAGCTCCATTAGTAAGCTGGGAAATAAACCCATACTTTCTTTCTTTGTAAACATCTGGTTCTGTAAACATAAGAGCTAGCTGTGTCTTTGCTTCTTCTAAGGCACGTAATGGTTTTGCAGCTTCAATCATTATAGTTACAGCTGTATCATGTGCTACTTTTATTTGTTCTTCAGATAGTGGAGCTTGTGTAGCTCCTACAAACTCATCACCGACTCGTGGTGCAAGAGGTATATCTGTAGTAGAAGGACGACCAGAAGCTAGTTGATTTTTTAATTTTACAAACAACTCATCATATAATGTAACTAAGCTAAATGATAAATCGTTGTAGAGTTCTGACCCTGTAAATGCATCTTCTCCAAATAAAGAATCTTCTGGGTTAGCTCTTGCTGCCTTAAGTATATGAGGGTTTACCTCCTCTGATACATCCATTCCTGCATTAATAGCAATAGCACGATACTGTTCTAGCATCTCTGCAATCTTATCTTTAACACCATCTCTTAAAGCTTTTATAGGAGTACTAGGTCCAGTAGCAAATCGTCCTTCTCCCTTAGGCGGTCGCATGTTTCCAATTTCAGTTAACAAATCACCAAGTATTTTATCCATACCTATGTCATTATAGAAATCAGTGTGGAAACCTAACTCTTTTAGAATAGCTGTAGGACTATTCTTCATATCTAATATAAGGTCTGCCGTTTCAGTTTGTGCACGTATAATTTGCATGTAGTCGTTTGGAGTTACTAGTGCAGGGTTTTGTAATACTTCTACGATATTATCAAAAAGCTTGTCACCTATACCGTCTGGTAATCCAGTTAACTGATCACGTAATCCCGGAGCTTCCTGATCCATCATCCGTTCGATAGCTTCTCTACTTGCAAACTGACGATACCACCTGTGACCAGCTTTATCTATGATCCTTTGTCGGTCAAGTGCTTCTGCAAATCCAGACATTTCTCTTGCGAATATGAAAGGAAGTCCTCCTCCAATAAAGGGGATACCACCACCTCTAGCCATATAAAGAGCTTTACGCCATCCTTCAGCTTTCTTCACCTTGTCGTTACTAAGTCCAATCATGGTCTTCCACCAAAGAGAACCATCCCCTCTAGTAGGTCCAGTTGTTGTTGCACCTAAAGCTGCTTCAGAGATTCCTTTCTGTACAAAGTCAATATCACCCCAGACTTTCTGGTAGTACGTATCACTATTTCGTAACATGTCTCCAAGAACAGTTATACCACCATCAAGGACTCCTAATGATTTATTCGTAACCCAGTTTCTTACAGCGAACGCAGGTCTCTCTAGAAAAAGTTTAGAAGCAAATCTGTTTATAGCATTTTGTAATCCAAGTGCTGCACCTACTTCATCTGTAAGCCCATACTTTCCAAGTATTACTCTGTTCATTTCTCCCTTTATCTCATCATTGAATCGCGCCCAGAACTCATGTATTGTTAAGTCTTCTCCAGTTGGGTCTAATCCTTTTTTAAGAATAGAGATTTTATCTAAGTCTATCTCTCTAAGAACATCTATTGTTTTTGCTTGGTCGCTGTAAAGAACATCACTTATCTTTGCACCGCGTACAAACTTAAGCATCTCTACAGGAGAATCTTCTACTTTTTGTAAAGCTTGTAAAAACTCTCTAACGAATGTATGATGCGTTACAGATGCAGACTTTTTAAATCTAGGTAAGTAACTTTGAAGCATATCACCTAATGCGCCTGTTGCTATATAAGAACTTGCAACGGCTTTATCTCGACGAGAACCTTCCCATGTTTGTCCTGTAGCCCATTGCTTCAGTCTTGAACCACGAGGTTTCATAGGATGATCTGGAAGTTCTTTTCCATCTACACCTTTTAAATGGTCTACTTCTTCTATATTAAACTTATCAGCTGTTCGTGCTGCTGTTGTGTCCAACGTCGCTAATTTATTTGCTTTAGATAGTGGATTTGTAACCTTAAATATATTTTTAAAAGAACGCCCTGCATCTACAAACGTATCTGACCTATTAATAATATCGTAAATCTCATCTATATGATCTACATTTTTTAGGACTGCAGGAGTACCAAGTTCTTTAGCAAGGTATAATTCTCCAAGAGTGTCTGCTAGCATGTTAGCTGCTCTATCTGCATCAACAACATCTTTTGGTAGTTGTCCTTTACCTACTGTCAAAGTTCCCCTTAGGTTATCAAAAATTCTTATAGCTAAGTGATCAGAAAGTTCTTTAACTTTAGCAGCATCTACAACAGGAGTAACATCTTTAGCCGCTGGTTTTACAAAGGGGGCACCAAGAGTATTTCTTAGTGCTCGTACTGTTTCTTTCGTACTAGAAGGATTAAGATTTACTACAGTTAGCTCATCTATTTTTTTGGTTAAATTAGTCTTAAATAAAGCTTCTTCAACAACTTCAATAGCTTCGTCTACAGCACCCGCATCTATATCATTTGTTCCCCGACTAGCCCCTCTTAATGTTTCTATTATATTTGTTGCATTAACTCCAGCACTTGTTAGTCTAGGTGCTGCTTTTAAACCCATTGCAGTAGACTTAAACCCAGCCCCAATTATTTTACCTGCACCCATATCAAGCAGATTGAAAGTACCAAATGCAACGCCAGCTCGCATACGTCCCCACATGTTTATAGCTTCGTCTAGTGCTTCTTCAATTGTATAATTTTTATTTAAAACTAAATCGTTAAAGTGTGCAGCGTTAGTAAGGTGGAATTGTTTATTTGCATCTATATGAAACTCAAATAATCCACCTATAGCATCTTCTATATGCTGCTTTTCTTGTGCATTAGCTTTATATAAGTAGACTGAGGAAAGGTCTCTTCTAATTTTTCCCCCTACTTTTGAGTCTTCGTTAATTCTATTATCTCTTAACTGTGCGTAGGAAGCACTTACAGATGCTTGTTCAAGCTCATCAAACTCATCAATCCAAGAATTATATAGAGGGTTTTTATTTTGAAGTTGTTCCCCTGTGTATTCTATCTGTTCCCATGTTGGAAGATTGTCTTTAATAAAACTACTACCTACTGTTTTGCGAAGTCCATAGTCAGCAACAGCTTTTGCTGTATCATATCCACCACCAATAGCCCACCATATACCTGTAAGGAATCCTTGCTGTACATTTGCAAGACCTTCTTGTGCTTGTAAGAATTTAATAGATACTTCTGAAGCACCTCTTTCTCTTGCACTTGCTACAGCTTTTTTAAGTCTTACAGGGTCACCTCTAAATTCTTCAAACAATTGTTTACGAGCTTGTTGCTTATAAGGGTCATCTTGCATAGACATATCAAAGTCCCAATGAGGATTAATCAACGCTTGCTCGGCTACGTTATCTGCATATATTTCATCTGAAGCAATTACTCCACCAATAAGATCATGTCCTATATCATAGATAGCACTTAATCCCTTTTTCCACCAAGACTTGCTTTCAGGCTTTACTTTAAATCCTTCTCTTAATAAGAACTCATTAGAAAGAAACTCGCTCTCTAAGTTTTTAGGAAGTATCAAAGGAGACGAAGGAGGCCAAGGTTCTTGTACTCTTGCATAATCCACTTGTAGTGTATCAATGTATTCAAGCACAGCTCTTTCTGCTTGTGCTTTTTCATCCCCTGTCTTAGCCATTTTCTGAGTCGTACCTGAAAGACCTGTTCGTATTCCGTTAAGTATTGCATGCCGTAATACAACTTGTTGAGGAACTGTTAACCCAAGATTGTACCAAACTTCCTTTGCTTTTTGTGATCGCACAGCACTACCTGTAACCTGTAATGCATTTAGAAATAATTCAACAGGCATGTTTTCAAACTCTTTCATACGTTTGATAGTAAGAATATTTTTTGGTTCCATTGCAACAAGAATATAGTTTTCTTGTCCTTCTCCATAATCGCTAAGTCCAGCAATCATTTGAGATCGTATGTTTATTAACTGATCTTCAGCTATTTTTGTCTCGTCGTTAAACTTTTGTAGAATCTTTTCAGTTTGTTTAATTACTTCTTGTCTAACAACCGAGTTTTCGGTTATTCTATTTTCTGTTTCATACTGGTCCAATGTTGTTCTAAAGGCTTTAGGATCTCCAGCAAGGAAATCTGCAAAGATAGCAGAAGATGTTTCTTGATCTATCTTTTGAAGAAAGGGGTTTATTGCAAGTGTATCGGCTGTTGTAGCAGAAATTGCTCTTGGTTTAAGTAAACCTTTTCCTTGATAGTATTGCTTTAAGTCTGCACTTGCACCTTTATCATTAGCTGCTATATCTAGTCCTAGCCCATATAATTTTGCTTCACCTGCATCACTACCGATTTGTCTATATGCCCAGCTTTGTAACTCAGGATCACCTGTTCTATCAACTTCTGCTAGTATAAGAGAACGAAATATGTTCTTATCTTCAGTAGCCGTTTCAGGATTAAAATTACCCCATGATAGTTCCGCAACTTCTGTTGCTAAATCTTGGCCTGTTTTAGAATTAACTTCTTGTAATGTATCCTCTCTACCTAAAGTATCCCGGTAGTATGAAGGTATAGTCTGTATACCTTTATCTAATTCGTCCCCTACATCATAATCAGAAGTAGCTAGATAATCATTTACATTAGATCTACCTTGAGAAACCGTATCGTCAAAATCTCTATCTAAGTAACTATCTCCATGAGGAGAAGGGTAACCTTGTGGAATAGAAGTTGCTCGTTCTTCCACTGGTGCGGGGGAACCACCCTTGACCATATCACTTATTTTTGCACCGGCAGTCGGGTCACCACTACCTAGTTGTGTTAACAGTTTTGAAAAATCGCCCATCTTACGTTGGTCTATTGACATTAGTTATTTGCCTTATCTTAGTATTCAGACTCAATGACTGTATTTGTCGTGTTTTGTCCGGCTCTATTGCGCTTACTTCTTGTGTGTATATTTGTATTTGTACCCGCATTTGTACCTGCAGTAGCACCTTCGTATTCCTCAAATGCTTTTAAATCTGCTGCATCTTGCGCCGCACCCTTGACAGTTTGTCCAGTGTACACGCCTTTAGCTCCTGAACTAAGTTGTGGTCCTTTATTTTTAAAGTCTTCCCAAAGTTGTGCTTTTTCTACAAAAGAAGTAGCTGCGGGATCAGCTGCATTGGTTGCAAGGAAATCATTCCATTGTTGTTCTATAAACTTATCTTCAGTCTTTGCGTTAGCTACTCTTCTTGCTGCTATCTTTGCTGCATTTGCTTTATCTGCTGCATCTTTTGCTAGACTTTCTGCAGTTATACCGGGGGGCAATTGAGTTCCCGGCATTATCCCTTGTTGGAAGTTAGTACCAATATTCATAAAGGGGGCGAAGCCAGATTTCGGCGTTATAGAAGTCTTTGCTTGAATGTCAGCTAATTCGTCTGCTGGAGTAGTCAATGTGTACCCATTAGACCAAGTAACTGTTATACTCCCATCAGCATTTTGAGTTGAACCAGTGACTGTTGCATCCTCAGAGAAAACAGGTTCAGGTGTAGTTACAGGTCCAGTTTCAGATGTAGGTTTAGGTGCAGGTGCAGGGGTAAACGGAGTAATAACTACACCAGCAGGAAGTGCAGGGGTAGAAGCTGCATCTGGAAATTCCTCCGTAGTCCCATCTTTATATGTAATTGTTACAGTTCCATTCTCATTGAGTGTTCCACTTACAATTGTTTTAGTAGTAGTGGGTCCTGTTTCTGGTCCTGTTTCTGGTCCTGTTTCTGCCGCCGGCTTCTTATCTTCTGGTTTTAGTGTTGGATCATCTATTTCTTCACCATTCTCATCTGCCCAAGTTACATTACCCTCTGAATCTGTCGTCTTAGATTTTCCTTTATGCGGACCTGTGTTATACACAATAGTTGTAGAACCATCTGCATTGTTTATTATTTCATTTCCATCATCGTCATAATTTCTAGCATCAGCTTCAACTATTGCACCAGTAGTGTCATACGTCGTAGTTTCTCCATTGATTGTGAGAGTTACATTACCGTCTTCATCTATCTCATAGCCGTTAGCTGGATCGTTTTGAAACTCTTCATTACTTGTTATAAAGTCATAGAACCCTTGTCTATTAAAAGGAGTGCTATTCCCATGCTTCATCCAGTAATTTTTTAGTGCCGTGTAGTTACCTGTTCCAGGTACTGCAGGTCCAGTTTGATTTCCCCATTCATCTGTAGGAACTATAATAGCGAGGCCATCAGAGCTTACCCCATGATATCCTACGATAGTTATACCATCTACATCATAGATCCATTGTCTAACGGGCTTTCTAGTCATATCAAGATTCCACTCTAGTGGATTTATAAAAGATGGATATTTGTTAGGATCACCACCTTTTGCCAAGTAATCTTGCCAGCGTTGTCTTAAATCACCATCTGCAAAAGATGGAGTGATTGTAGTAGCCGCTGCATTCTTCTGCATAGCCGCTGCAAATGCAGCCTGAGCTTTTTGTTCAGCAGTCAGTTCTGCGGCCTTTGTTCTAGTAGTAAGCGCAAGTGCCTTAGCATCTTCAAGAGCACTAGAAACTAGTGTTCCTCCTACAGTTGCAATTCCTGCTTCACTTTGTGTAGGATCCCTGTACAACGGAGGGTATGAACCATACTTTTGCCCAGCTCCAATTTGGCCTAATGATTCCATCTTGTTATATTGCTCTAACCAAGTAGAACCTGCTGCAAGAATATCAGCTGCTCCAATAGCTATTCCTGCTCTAGAGCCTAAACCATAGTCCATACCACCATCAGTTGTGTTTATCCAGTTAGGCATTGCAATATCAAATGAACTTATATTTAATGGGGGTTGTCCAAGTCCCATAGGAATACTTACAGGTTGTTTAGCATATCGAGGGTCGCTAGCAAGTCTAGCTTGTCCTAAGACGTAGCCAACCCAGTGCTTTAACATATCTCTTTGTCGTATGTGTAGTTGCTCATCAGGGGTTAAGTCTAGGAATTTATCTGTTTGGCTTACTGTTATTCCTTGTAACACACTTGGAAATGCACTATCAATTATAGACATATCTCCACCGGCGTTTAGCACAGCTTGTAACCATGGTCGAACAGAAGCAGGAACTCCTTCTTGTAAGGATTTTCCTATATTTAATTCTATACTTTCATCAATTCTCCAAGATCCAGGACCTCCGGGATCATTAGGATCTTTTGGAATAAAGGTCAAAGAAGCAGGTGATGGACCTATCCATGGCATCGTATCTACTAAGGTAGGTGTTTTTGTAATTGGGTCTAGTGAGTAAGCTATTCCTGTTTTAATTAACTCAGCACTTAATGCGGGTAAGTCACTTTCCCTAGGATTAAAGGGGGAATAACTATCAACTTTTCCATTTAACTGAACATATAAAGCAGCTAGATCATCTGTATCTACGTCTGATAAACCTAGCATATCAGGATTTCTTAGTGCATCTTTTAAATCCCACCAAGCTCCCGCATGTAAATTAATAACTCTATCTGTTCCATCTATGTCACCTAATTGACTAACTAGTTTTGATTTAGAAAGTAAGTCAAAAAGAGAAGCTGCAGAACGGCTTCCTGAATCTGTTAATGTAATATCTACAGTTCGTGGAGCAGTTGTTCCATCTGCAGTTTTTTCCATAAAGTTGACTCGGATAGTATTTGGAGTTGGTTTTTCAACAAAGCGATTTCCTTCTAGTTTTTGATCAGTAGGAAGAGCTGCTGCCTCATCAATTTTTGCTGCCGCCGCTGCCAGTGCCGTCCACATTGCGGCAGTAGCTCCAGAAATTAACGCTAGTTCGCCGTCTATAGTTACTTCATATTGCTTATCAAACTTATCTGCATAGAATCTTTTATACCATGTATACCATGCATCAAAAAGATTTTGAGATTCAGAGTCTATACCAACCTCTTGTAAACCTGTAAGAATCTCTAGAATACGAGAGTGTACTACTCCATTAGGTAATCCTACTTCAGTTGATCCTTTTGGAGGTGTATATGTAAAAAAGTCATCTCCTATGTTTGCTGCTGGTTCTTCATCGCCCGGATCAAAATCAGGATTTTGTCCCGGAGAGTCGGTAGATCCAACAAAGGCAGGAGATACTGACGTAGTTACTGTTGCTGGTGTTGTTGTGGCGGGTGTTGCTGTGCTTGTTACATTTTGAGATATATCAATTGGGAATCGTCCGTCTTCGTCAGCTCCTTGTATTGGACTCACTACACCAGAAGAGGTTATCTCTTTTAGTCTTACAGGAGTCATGTTTAGTGCCGCAACTGATTCAATTATTTTATTTGTAACCGGGTCTACCTCACCAGTGTTAGAGAGAAACATCTTGTCAAACTTAGATAACTCTGCTCTTGCGTCTGCTACTTCTCCACTCTTATGACGTGGAGTATTTTCTGCACTGGCACTTTGTATAAGTTGCTGAATAATTGCATTTCTATAAAGTAGATAGTTCGGAGTGGTAATGTCTCCAATCAAGGCTTCAAGTTTACTAGTAGCTTTTTCTTCACCGCCAAGCATTTTCCATATATCTAGATCCTGAGGAATGTAGCTAACAGTCCCAGCAGTAATAGAAGAACCATCGTCTGCCCTCATACTACCTGACGTTCGATTAGCGTTCCATCTTGCAATAATTGCAGATGCTAATGCCATCTTAAAATTTGTTTTAGTTGTCTGGTCCATTAACGCGTCCCTTGCTTGTCAATTTCTGCAAGCTTCTTCTCTATCTTAGAACCAACCTCTACCATCCAATCAGGTCCTAAATTATCTAATACTTGTAACTGCTCTTGCGGAGGCATAGCAACATAGCTGGCCCTCATTAATGAATTGATTAAAGAGTCATCTGGGTATGTATCTAGTACAGTTCCCCTAACTCTCAAGATTGCATCGAATATAGACTCATCTAGTTTTTCAGGATAAGTTTTCTTAGCCATTAAACTCCCATAGGTGGTTGTATGTTATTTAGTGGGTTTTCTTCAGGTGTAGGAAGAGGAGTTGCATTATCTGCCATTCCTTGATCAGCTCCCATTTGTGCTAATAATCCTTCCATCTCCATTTGTTCTGGAGGAGGTTGTAATGGTGCAGGTGCTTCAGGAGTACCCATTTGACTCATCTGTCCTCGCATCCCTATTTCATTTGAAGGAATAGCCATTTGTTCTTCTGGTATTAAATTTTGCTGAGCAGCTAATGCCATCTCTTCTTCTATCATTTTTTGTATAGAAGATCGTTGTGCAATAGTCTCTAGCTGTGTATCAATAAGTTGTTGCATAACAGCAGGGTTATCTTCTGCTCTAGTTGACATAATCTCTTCTCGCCAAGCTTCAGGATCTTGCGCATTAAGTAATCGACGCATAACCACTTTAGTTGGCATAAGTTCTGAATTCTTTAATGTTGCGGCAGCAGCTACGTTCCGTAGTTCTTCGAGTGGGAATCTTGCACGTAAGTGTACTTTTGTATTACGCATCCCTTTAGTGTCTTTACCCTTAACATTAAATGCGAATGATTCTACACTATCTTCTGAGTCCATACGACCCATAACTTCAATATTCTCATCCCATGAGTATCTTTGAGACAGCCCAATAACCTTTGCATTAATATCTTCCATAGCCATTTGTGCATTTTCAACAGGTTTAAATACTTTAATCAATGAGGCTTGTTGCTGTGCAATAGTATCAATACCACTAGAACCTGCCTGTGGTAGTGAGAAACCTTCTTCATCTATTTGTACACGAAAGAAGTTTGTTAGTTGATCTAGGTCAGGCAGTGTACCTCTAAATTGGAGATAGTACACATCCTCTCCTTCGAGGATCTCAATTGTACCTGACCCCGGCTCAATGTCTACTGGCTCATCATTGACGCGCCGAATAACCATTGTTGGGTCTGCATACAAATCTGCAATACGCATATGCCTGTTAAGTAGCCATTCCATTTCAGCTACACTGTCAACAAGCGCATAGTTTACAGAAAGTCCCATATTACCCCCATGCTTAGAGGTCGTCTTTGCACAGTGGAATATGGTAAAAGGTAAGCAATCATAGAACATCATAACTGAAGGACGCATCACAAATTGGTTATGCGCTGATACAGCATGGATAATTGAGTCCCCTTCCCATGCCCAGTAGTCTACTACTTCAACTGTTTTTTCTGGATGTAGAGGTTCTGTATAATCTAAATCTTCGTCTTCGCGCTCGGTATCATTATAGTTTAGTTGAACACCCCATTGTTCTTCTACTTCATATACTTTCATCCAAGTACGATGCACAACAGCTTTCCATTGTTCGTGAGTTCCACCAGCTATGGGGAACACTTCGGCAGGATCAATGCTCTTTATCTCAATTGGAAAGTGGTACATAGGGCGGTCACCCTGAAAATCACTATCGTCATCTGCATAAGTATTACGTGACCATGTAGTTCGTAGTACGCCCCAACCATATAGAAGCTGGTTAAATACTGCATCATGCATAGGGTTAGAACCCCATCTTCGGGTGTTTAGTTGGTATACACTGTGAAGCATCTTAACTACTCTGTCAGCACGAGAAGAATTAGAAAGCACTTCAATGATAGGATCTTCACCTGTCATCATAGTGTGCGCTCGTTGTACTGAGGAGAAAGGAATATTAAGTGTGACTAAATGTTCATTCTCAATGTTTGAACTAGTATCAACCTGCTCTGAGAGAGGAGTATCAGAACCTTTAACTGTTGAGCGATCATAGTGATCTCGGTAATACCATCGTTCTTGACGGGCAAACTCTTGATCTCGGTCATTGTAGAAGCTTAATCCAAACTTAAGGTCTGACATCATACGGTCTAAAAATTTGTCATCGCGTTCTTGATTGGCCTCAATCTCGGCCTCACCTTCGCCAACTTCAACCCCTTTAGCGTATAATATATCTCTCATTATCTATGCCTCGTACCAAAGTGCTTCTTCATAACTTGTTTTCGTCGTGGTCGCCCTCGGCTAGTAAGATTCACTACTTCTTTTGCCATAAGTGCAACTCCCATACTACTTACTCGGTCATCATGCCCTGTACCTTCTGCGCCTGTCTTTTGTCCTGTTCTTACGTATGACTGTGCTTCATATACAAAATCCATGTCTCTAGCTTTTAAAGAACGTTGAGCGATTTCAGTTTGTAATCGACTCTCCATTATTGCTTTAGTTTTGGAATTTGTAGGCCAACCCTGTTTATTATCGCCATCCCCTGTCTTTTTATCTTTCTTATATAAAAAGATATTTTCGTATTCAAAGACATTCTTCAATGCAGATAGCACTGCGAAGCCGTGGTTATTTCTTTCCACAGCCAGCAATGCACGATTAAAACTTCTACCTAACGCCGCAAGAAGTCCTGCGAAAGTATCCGGGTCATAACGCCCTGCAATACTTGCATACTGTTCCCCAGTTGCGGCATCAATTACTTGTGCCACTGAAAGGTCTCCGTTAGGTTCACCACCTGCAGGGTCTGCTCCAACTATAAAACCTTGACCTACTCGTGGTATTGTCCAAATTTTTAGTTCAGGCCAGTCCCTTTGTAAGTCACTTAAGTATCCGTTTCTACTAAAAACTTCACCTATAGTTAAAGGGTCCCTACAATGTGTCTCTGCTATATATTGTAACCCATCTAGGTCAAAAATGCAACCCCCAGTAGTAATAAAAGATTCTAAAGGGCTGGAAGGGTATTCTTGTTGAAAAAGCTTATCATCTGTATAACTAGACTTCTTCTCATCGTACCATTCATCATCTCTTCCCGGTCTTAAATGATATGGGAGGAACACGCCTTTGAACCCATTCTCATTTGCTTCTGCACCCTTCCACATTTTATAGTAGAAATTCCCTAACCCATTTGCAGTGCTTACCCCAATGAACTGACCACCCGCATCAATCGTTGGTGATAGGGCAGCCCAGTTTTTTTCAGCATGTGGATGGAACGCCCACTCATCTGCAATAACAACAGATGCAGTTTCAGAACGTCCTGCGTCTTCAGTAGCGGGTAGTGCAAATACAGAAGAATGATGTGTCACGTTCCCCTTAGCATTACGCTGCTCAAATTCTATTTCTTTTTTATTATCGTTGATTAATGGTCGCCATTTGCGTATCCACTGAGGTAAACGAGAGTATTGAAACTTTACTTTCAGAAGAAGCTTCTGTGCTTCATCTTCTCGCTTAGATAGCATAAGTACGTTTGCGTTATTAAAGAAGAGAGCTTTATGTAGTGCATAAGAAGACGCACACCAAGATACACCTAGTTGCCTCCCTTTAAGCACAATTACTCTATCACTCTCTTGGAAAGTGTTTAGTAGTTCTTTCTGAAAGTCCCAAAGTTTAAACGCAAATGTTTCAAAAGTCTGCGGGTCATTGATTTCACAATATGTTTCAAGAAAATATACAATATCCTCTTTACACTTGAGAATCTCCTCCAGCTGTTCCTTCTGACTCAGCTCGTCGTTCTTCAAGTCTTTCGAGGATGTCATCGAGGTCGCCTGTGTTACCACTCTTATGTGTTACCTCCACTCGACTCTTGTTTACTCCGCCTAAATCAATTAGACGGTCTATTGCATACTGCACTACTCTTACGTTAGTATGATCTAACATTAGTACAAGTTTGTGTATTGCTTTAGCTAAACCAAATGCAGTTACCTCTGCAGCCATAATTACAGGTTGTGTAGTAACTTTCTCATATACGATACGAAAATCTTTATTTTGTTGTTTCCACGAATACGCTGTAGTAGGTGCAATGCCACACGCTTCTGCAGCCTGTTTATCCGATAACCCGTAGAGTTTTCCAACCAAAAAATGTTCTTGATTGTCGTTAAGTGTTTCAATGAGTCCTCCTGCACCTATTAATGGATTCGGTGTTATTGACTGTTCTATATCCATTTCAGAATGGTCAAGGTCAGTATCATCGTCCATCATCTGAGTTAAGGCTAATAATGGATTAGCTGGCATTTGTACTCCATTTGCATAAGTGTGCCGTTTATGGTATACTTTTATGGTAACACAAGATTGGAGTACTGTCAATGCCTAGAATCAATTATAAAGAGATGGTGCACAAAAGAGTTCATATACATCGTTCGACTTCAATGCTACTAAGTACAATGTCTGAGCTTATGGGAGAATCTTACAGAGATACCTTTGAAGCTGCTTTGTTGTATGGAATGGCCTATATGAATGAGCATAACAAAATGAACATGACTCAGTGGCTAGATGAAGTTAAGTTACCTAAAATAGAAGATGTTGACAAATTTATAAAAGTAGAGTAAGATGTAGTTAATGTCCGAACTAGATAAAGACCAAATACTAGATGTACTTATTGAAGCTGGATGGCCTCCAGAACTTCTTAGAAAAGCTTTTATAATTGCTTGGATGGAATCTTCTTTTGATCCTGACACAACCAAAGATTATAAAGGTGAAGAGTCTTATGGTCTATTCCAAATTACTACTTCAAATCATATAGAAAAATTAGAAGCACTAGGAGATAATTGGAAAGAGTTAGCACTAGACCCGGTTACAAATGCAAAAATTGGACTTGCTATTTACAAAGAGCGAGTAGGCTGGAATAAAGCTGGTGCTGAAAGTGGTGATCACGAGTTAGCTCAAAGAGACCCTTGGCTTGCTTGGACAAGTCATAAAGCACAACAGATGATCGGAAATGACTATTCTCTTGTGAAAAAAGGGAACTCTGAGGCGGGTGCTGAATACTGGCAAGGTATTGAAAAAAATACAATACATGCAAATGAGTTGTGGAATCAAACAAAAGGTCCTTCAATGACTCAAGGAATGTCTATTGAGGAAAGTACTTTTGAAGACCCTTCTAATGTCTTAAGAACTTCACAAGGAAAATATCCTGCACCTGAAGGTGCCCTTAAGTTTGCAACACCTTCGATGACAACTGCTAATGAGCTACCTTCCCTACCTCCAGAAGAGTCTTCTTTTGAACCAGAGTTTGTACAAAATAAACAAAAACTTAATACTCCTTTTCCTTTACCCCCAAATGGAGTCGCGGGACCCATAGAAAATATGGTATAGTAGTGTTCATGAAAGAAAACATCTGCCCAAATTGTGAAGGTCGCCTCGTTTTTGAGCCTGGACACATGAGTTACAATAATCAAGGAATGTTCTTAGTACATGCGGAAAACCGCATCGTTTGTCTTATGTGTGCTCGATACAGATACTTAGATGAATTCAAAGGATGTGAATCGGTAATGGGCCGAACCTCTGCTCTCCCCCATTATGTATTAGATTACGCTCCTACAGGTTCTAAAGAACAAACTAAAGCAGCTGAACGTAAAGCGCGCTATCTCTTGACAAGAACCTCCTAGTTTGTTATAATGTAAATGGACAAGTACCGCATTGAATCGGAGGGTATATCTATGTCTGAAACTTCAGAACAACGAAAAGCACAAGACGCACATATCACTGATATGCGAGCAAAAGAACTAGCAAGACTGTCCGGTAGAATTGACGGAATGAGAAGTAGTTCTATTGAGAAGATTGCTCGTATGAGGGCAGATGCTTTTGATCGTACAGTTAAGATGGGACAAGCAAAGAAAGGTAAGAAGAAGTAGGTGTAATGGACTTTAGTAATATAAAGTTATCTATTGGTATCGTAATCGCCATAATTGCACAAGCCTTTGGAATAATTTGGTATGTCGCCCAATTGGACTCAACAGTTGGAAACCTTAGTACTACCGTTGATGTTATCCAGGAAGAAAAAACCACTGTTGATGTCGCAGTGTTACAAAATGATATCGAAGCACTCAAGGACAAGATTGCCATGACTCAGGAAATGGCTAGGATGTACACAGTAGGGAAAGAGTTTGACTCATCTGATCTTGAGGAAGCCATTGAAGAAATCGAAGATGAGCTAGCTGACTTGAAAACTAGAAACGCGCTTATTGAAAATGAAATGCGAACTATAATGTCAGATCACATGGGCTTCAATAAAGTATTAGAAGATATGGGAAAATCTGGTTATGGAGATAACAGACAATACGGAGATTATGACGACTAGAGGGGAAGTTAATGGATGAACAAAACGAGAAGAAGCCAAGTTTTTTTAAAAGACTTTTTGCAATTCCTAATGTACGATTGCCGAAGATTCAGTTTAAAAACCGAGAATGGCGCACACCTAGTATAAATGCTAGTATGCCAAACATTATGAATGTAGGAAAGGTACCTGACATTAAAATTGCAAGCTTAAAAGGTACTCGAATTATAGGTGGTGTTTGGAAAGTTGGCACACTTGGATTAGTCATCGGTGTTGCCGTTACTGCATTTGCAATTGGTACGGCTATCAAAGGACTCAATGCAGCTCCGATATGGCCTGAACCTGCAAACTATAACGCAGCTAGAGTTCCTGCAGACCGAACCCTACAAGTAGGGGATGAGTGGGTATTCGCTGATAACACACCCGCTGACGTTCGAGAGATACAAACACACACCCTTCAACTTAATATATCTGGTGCACGAGCCGCAGACATTACTATCTCTGGTCTAGAGATTGGTAAAGCTTCTGGACTAACAGATGCAATTCAGGTAATAGGTACTGCTGACCATGTACTTGCATGTGATACTGTGCTTATTGACAATGTAGAAGCAACTACCTTTAACTTAGCTGCAACGAAAGTATACGAGTTAATTATT